ATAAAGAATTACTATTAGTATAATCTCTATCTGTATATTCTAAATAAGATAATGGTATAGCATTATTAGACATTGAGGCACTTATAGGGGTTCCTGCTATTAATAACTCTCCATATAAAAGAGGTATGGGCTGTCCTTGTAATATATTATTATTTCCACCATCAAATAAATAACCTTCTTGTTGCTTTTTCTTATCTATATCTCCTAGCATTAGTTGGTGTACACCTTCTAGTATTAAAGTTGTTCCCATTACCATCATTGAACCACCCACCATTGTTGCCCAAACCGCAGGACCGGCAATAGTATTACCGAGGGCTCCCATAAGCATTGGAAAGTGGTAGCCAATAACAATTAAAATTGTTCCTATAATTATTTTACCCCAACCAGTGCCCATAAAACCACCCTTGCCCGAATCTGTACCTGCTCCCAGAGGTACTGCAGTAATAATTATATCTTCATCATTTAAGTTTAGAAGTAATTCTGATTCATCATTTATATATTCATCTGCTCTTTGAATTACAAACCCAATTTCGTTTTCTTCAGATTCAATTAAATATTGTTTAAATCCCTCTCTTTGACAGTCTATTAATCTAATTATTTCTCCATAGTCAGATACATTCATAGACCATTCATATCCAAACTTATCCCCTATATCTCCCATTAAATGTACTTTATTCATTTTATTTCTGGTTTTAAGTGGTATAACTCTTTACTTGGTAAACTAATTATATAATAATCTAAGTTTAATCCGTTACATTGTTTTTTATCAAAATCACTAGGTTCTGCACTAATATCTATATGACTATGTAATACACCTATTATTTTATTTTTTAATGCTGTCTGTATATACTCTTTTGTGTCCATTTGAAAATTATCAGCATTTTCTGATATATTTTTAATTGGAACCCAATTTACTTCTTTATCATTTAAAGTTATTAAACCACAAGCTTCTCTAGGATATTTTTCTTCTAAGTACTTATAAATTCTTGGTAATAAATGAGTAATCATCTTCCATACTTTCTTGATGTTGGAAAGCCTCCAAACTGTATTTGAATTGCTTCATTTCTATTATAGTTAGGTCCTTTATCACTACTTGCATTTATATTAGTTTCACTATATTGATATCTTTGTGTACAAGAACCCATAGTTTTTCCACACACATCTCCTGTTTTCCAATAATTTCCAAATTGAGGAAACCCATTATCTTTTGGCTTGTAATTTCCACCTTCTTGAGTTTGATTTTTTACTTGAAAAAGTTTAGGATAGTCCTCTAAAGTACGTTTATCATTTGGGTCTAATCCTATTGTATATACCACATAATCATTATAGCTTATATCTGTATATGCATTTATCCATTTTTCTCCTATATTATATTCTTTATAAACTCTTACTCTTCTAAAAAATGTATTTGTGTCTGAAGGAGCTCCTGGATTACTTTCAGCTTTCGTAGCTTGCCAATAATCATAAACAGGATTATTAGTATCATCATTAATTAATATTACTCCATCTGGTTCTATTCTATAAAGTCCTGTTTTTGGTTGCCTATAAATATAATTTGCAGTTATTGCATCATTTGAAACATAATTACTTGTAGGGGCCGAAGTTATAGGTATTACAGGTTCGTCTTCTTCATTAACAAAATTAGTTTTATCACCTGCTCTAGAAAAACGGCTCCATGTACATCCTCCTACTCTATCTTCTGCAGCTAAATCGTCATCTGCTCCTTGATATCTCCAAGGACATGCATTTCCAACTATATTTCTTTTTGGGAGTTTAACACTTTCTAAATCATATGCACTTACTAATTCAAAACTAACTAATATTGGACTTTCTAAGGCTATTCTATCTATAAAATAAATGTCTTTTGGAAACTCTAAAGGAGCAGAATATTCTCCTAAATCTCCACTTTGTCCTACACAATATTTATATAAAGTTTTTCTTCTAATTACTTTATTACCTAATAAATCTTCATTAGTTAATCCTTCTAATGCATCACTGAAATTTGTTAAAATATTAGCCATAGAAAGTGTTGGACGAGCAGAAGGACCATCTCCTGCTGCAAACCCTGATGCATCTATAGGGATAGCTTTGTACTCTACTGCATCATATTTCTGAGTTTTACTATTTGCTGTTGCTTTTCTGAATTGAATAGTTGTGAGATCACCTTCTAATCCTGAATGAAAATAAGCATAAGAATTAGTACTAATATCAGTATCTAACTCTAGTTCAAATAAAACTATTAGTCTGGATCCTGGATCTTGTTTTTGTACATCTTTTATTAAGTCTGTCATGCTTCATAAACCCTGTTAAATGTTGCAGCAACAGAATAAAAGTTTCCATAATCATATGAAAGATCCCATTCAGGACAAACTACTTTTATACCTGCTTGAATAAGTACATCTGCTGCATTACTTTCACTAGTTAAAGAAGCTGTAATAGTTAATGTGGTAGCATTATTTGTAGCAGTAGAAGATTGATCAAGTGTGTAACCTCCATCATTATTAGTACTTCCTGTAACTAATATATGGGAGGGAGTACTTGGACTTAATACTGTTGTATCTAAACCACTACTTGTTATTACAGTACTACTAAAAGAAGTTTCTGCTGTTTTACTTCCTAGCTCAGGTGGTGCAAATACAAAACTTGTTACAGCATTTTTATCTTCAAGAAAGTTTATAATATTTATAGCTTCTGCTCTAGTTCTAGTTGTAAAACTTGCTGAATAACCTTGAGTAAAAGGATTTATACCCCTAGCTAATCTTTGTTCATATCCGTCTCCGAATTTTTGAATAAAAATACTTGGTGTTGTTGTTCTACTTAATCCTTTATCTGCTGTAAAATCGTTTGTTCCGTCTGTAAAATGTGCCATTGTTTATTCCTACCATCCTCCCGGACCTTGCGTATAGAGAGTTCCTCCTATTCTTTTTTGTTTTGCTATTTCTTTATTAACTGCTCCTGCAATTGCTTTACCAAAAGCTGCTGCAGATGCTGAATCTGATTGTTGACCTGAAATTGTAGCTCCTCCTTCTCCCATATTAACATTAACTACTGTATTTGAGCCACCTATTCCTTTTAGTTGTCCAGGAGTTAATACAGTCTCCCCGGGACTAAGCATTGCTGGTACTGAATCTTTTCCTTTATAAACACCGGGAACTTTTCCACCGCCTGCGAATCCTTGAATTCCTTTATTAGTTACGTATCCGCCTGTTGCTCCTGAGGTGAGCTTACTCCAAAAACCTCCTGTTAATCCATCCCAAATTGTGTTAAGACCCTTGCCTACCGAAGTGGCGCCCTCACTAAGAGCATTCAAAGCTGGATTTAATTCCTTAACTGTTTTAGTAGTGTCAACAAGAGCGTCTATTTCGTCTTCTTTAGCCTTTATTATCTTACCTGTATGAGCTCGGGAGCCCTCACTTGTACCTTGACCTTGTTTGCTTTTTGCTTCTTTAAGTGCTAAAATCTCTGCTTCAATAGCCAAAATCTTGACAATTAGAGCTTCTTTATCTGCATCGGAAACACCTTCTTTAGTACCAAAACCATACGTACTTGCATCTTTTGCAGCTGCTACCGCTGCTGGGTCTGTTAACGCTCTAATTTCATCCATCTCTTTTGCATCTGCAGCAGCTTTTGCTTCATCTGCTGCTATATAGTCTGGTACCTTAATATCCTTCCATCCTTGCTCACCATACCAACCAGTACCCTCGCCCGCAGCAGCTCTTTCAGCTTCTGTTTTCTTTTCGTCTATTTTTAATAGTATACCCCTTATACCTTCCAATAATTCACCGTTTTCTTCTGCTAATAATTCTACTGCTTCTTTGAATTTGGCTAAACCATTTGTTTCTGCATTTTTAATTTCTTCAAAATAAGTTTTTACATGACCAGGCATATTTGCCATTTCTGTTGTTAATGAATCTACTGCTGTTGTATTCTCTTCTGTTATTTCTTGTTTAGGATCTTTTAAAAAATCCCACTTTGCACCCATCATCTGAACCATTTGGTCTGATAAAGTTTTAGCCATTCCTGCTGCCATAGCTTTTCCTAC